CGGGGCCAACACGCATGGGGATTGGCGTACACGACTGCAGCGTGGCCCATAAAGAGAAACCAGTCCTCAGTCGTGTTGGTGAAGAACGCAGGCTGATGCGTAAACCGTGAGCGGCAGGGCGCCCAAGGGCCTCTAACCCCGGAGGTCGAGCAGGCGTTTCACGATGAGGGGCGCCGCAAGCCGGAGATCAGCACCGGCCATCAACTACCCAAAACCCAAACCGGCGGGTTAAACTCCACGGCAAATGTCTCTGAAAGTACGAGATGCCCCGCAAAGCCACCAAAACCGCGCCAGAGCCCTCAAATGCCCCTGACCAAGGGGTAGATACCACCGAGGCTCAGAAAACGCCCCAAGAGCCGCCAAAGAAGAAGATCGGCCGCCCATCCAAGTACACCCCAGAGATCGCCCAGAAGATGTGCGAGATGCTCAGTGACGGCATCCCACTGAGAGAGATCTGTAGGCAGGACGGATTCCCCGAGTGGCGGACGGTGTATGACTGGATGTATCGGGATGAGGCTCTTTCCGCAGCCATCGCACGCGCACGGGAGGCCGGTTATGACGCCATGGCTGAGGAATGCATCCTGATTGCCGACAATCCTCAGTGGGGTCAGGTCCAAACCATGACGGATAAGGGAACCTCCACGACCGTCGAGGATATGTTGGGCCACCGGAAACTCCGGATCGAAACCCGGCTGAAACTGTTGGCCAAGTGGAACCCCAAGAAGTATGGGGACAAGGTTCATCTGGCCGGGGACGCCGAGAACCCCCTGAAGGTGGAAGCGGATGTGACCATCTTCGATACGGTGCTGAAGGGCCTCGAGCAGTCCCGCCGTGGATGAACTCGTCGCCGTCCTGAAGGATCAGGAGATCCGGGAGAAGTTCAAGCGTCTCCCGGCTGACAGGCAGGCCGCCTTCTCTTGGAGGGCAGGATGGCTCACCAAGGCTCACAAGCACCAGATCGTCCCTGAGGGGGATTGGAGCATCTGGCTCCTCCTCGCAGGCCGCGGCGCCGGTAAGACCCGTACAGCGGCAGAGCAGATTGGCTACTGGGCGTGGGAGCAGCCGGGAACCCGTTGGCTCGTGGCCGCACCTACCTCCGCGGATGTCCGGGCTACCTGCTTCGAGGGCGACAGCGGCCTGATCGAGGTGATTCCGTCCATCCTCGTGGCCGACTACAACCGGGCGTACCACGAGATCAAACTCACCAACGGCTCACTTATTAAGGGCATCCCTGCGTCGGAGCCAGAGCGCTTCCGCGGTGGCCAATGGCACGGGGCGTGGTGCGATGAGTTGGCTGCATGGGACTACCTGCAGGATGCGTGGGACCAGATCATGTTCTCCGTGCGTCTGGGCAAGAAGACCCGGATTCTGGCCACGACGACCCCCAAGCCCAAGGATCTGATCATCGACCTAATCGGGCGTGACGGCGACGATGTCCATGTCACGACAGCGAGCACTTACTCCAACCTCGAGAACCTTGCTCCGTCGTTCCAGAAGCAGATCCTTCAATATGAGGGGACGAAACTCGGGCGGCAGGAGATCTACGCCGAGATCATCGATCCTGAAGAGGGCGGCATCGTCTCTCGGGACTGGTTCCGCCTGTGGCCTGCTCAGAAGCCCATCCCCAAACTCGAGTTCGTCCTGCAGTCCTATGACTGCGCCTTCACCGAGAAGGCCCAGAACGATCCCACGGCTTCCATCACCTTCGGCGTCTTCCGGCCCCTAGACGGCCCCATGAGCGTCCTGATCATGGACTGTTGGCAGGATCGCCTGCAGTACCCCGATCTCCGCCCCAAGGTCATCGAGGAGTACGAGACCGTCTACGGCGAGGGAAAGGACAGGAAGCGGGTGGAACTGGTTCTGGTGGAGGACAAGGCCGCGGGCATCTCCCTGATCCAAGATTTGCAGCGGGCTCACATCCCCGTCAGGGCCTACAACCCCGGCAGGGCGGACAAGGTCCAACGCCTGAGCATCGTGGCCAACATCATCCGGGCAGGACGGGTCTGGGTTCCCGAGAGCATGAACCGCAAGGGCTATGTCAGGGACTGGGCTGAGGGCATGATCTCGCAGGTCTGCTCCTTCCCCAACACGGACCATGACGACTTCTGCGACGCCCTGAGTCAGGCACTGCGGTATCTGCGGGATGCCGGGTTCCTGAACATTGATCCTGAGCCCGACGAGTTGGACGAGGACGATTACATCGACGCCGGAGTGAAAAGGAAGGCCAATCCATATGCCGAGTAGCCGTTTGACATCAGGTGAATCTCTGCGGCACAATCGACTCCGTTGTCGTGACGGACAGCAATTGAAGGCCGGTTACTCATGCATCCCACCCTGCGGTTTGGTCACCGTGGGGCCGTCACTGGGGTGCAGCAGTAACCGGCTTTTTGCTTTCCTCCGCAGCCGTCAGGGCGCGTTAGCAAATGGGGCAGACATCTCCCGCACCCAGAAAAGACACCGTGTCGGAAAGACCAACCGACGCGAGTCGGCGTTGATTGAGCGACCGACACAGGCATGGCCGAATGTGACGCACCGTAGCGGCCATCCCGATGAATCAATCCGTCAGGCGCACTTGGTCTGGGTAAGGCAGATGAACTGCCCAGATGGAGATGAACGGAAACCCCCGGTCACCCGGTGGAGGTATGCCTGATGAAGACCGACATCCTCGTCGAGCGCCTGAGATCACCTGAAATCCCCTCATTTGAGGTAACCGTCAAGGTGACGCAGTGCGAGAACAGGTTTGAGATTGTTGCCAAGCCGGGGGCTTCAATAGATTCTTGGCAGGTTCAGGCGTTGCTGTCCCGGTGGTTGGATTCAAGAATAGACGCCCAAAAGACTGGTGGGCATAATCGGCCATCTTCCTCGGGAGAAGCCGATGGCTGACGATTTTGGGCGGCAACTTCTTGATGCCCTGTATGGTTCTCCTCAAGAACCTCAAAAGCGAGAAGAAACGAACCTTCTCAAGCAGGCTGAAGACTTACTTCGTCGCCGCCAGAATGTTGGTCCTTTCGCCGGTATCGGTGAGGCTGCAGCCACTCTAGGCTCTGGCATCCTCGCAAGCATCCCTGCAGGCTATGCAGGCCTGAGTGCTCTGATTCCTACTCGAGCGGGTACGGGAGATCTCAGGGAGGCCGCCAAGCGTGTTCAAGACGTTCAGGGTGCTCTGACCTATCTTCCGCGGTCTGAGGCCGGTCAACGCAAGTTGGAGGCTGTTGCTTCTGCTCTTGAGCCTCTAGGCATTCCTGCCAAGAAGATTGGTGACTTCATTCAAGAGTACACGGGGTCTCCCGTTGCGGGAGGTGTGGCGCAGACGGTACTGGATCCTGTGAACCTTGCCGGTACGGGCCTGCCCACGAAGGCGGCCAAGGCTGCCATCAAGGCCCCCGCTGCTGTTTTGGATGTTGCCCTTTCAGGGCCGCCTTCCGGATCTCTGCGTGCTCAACGCGGCGCTATCAATCTCGGCAGTCAGTTGGAGCCACAGTTTGAGCCTCAGCGCTCCATGGGCCTTGTTTCCCGAGCGGATGAAGCACTGGCCTCGCTGCCCCGGCAGAAGGGAACTGGAGCGGAGTTCCTGCGCGAACTGCAAAAGACTTCGGGTGTTAAGCCTGCGGAGTTGGAAGATCGCGGCCTGATTGAAACCCTGTCCGGTATGGGCAAGGTGACGAAAGATGATGTCATCAAGGCTTTGAAGGACAACCCACCAATTCAGTTTGAAGAAGTAACTCTTGGCGAGAAAGGCCTTGCGGATGCCAAAGTAATCGCCGCTCAGGATATTGCTGAGACCATCCAAGCCGGTCTTGGTTACTTCGACGACGATGCCCAGAATATGCTTGATCGTTGGCGTTCTGCCGCGCCCGGCTCGCAAATGGAGAGGCAATCTGCCGCCTCTTTGGAAGAGATGCTTTGGGAGGCGGGAGAGCGTCGGACGGTAGATGAATTAGTTGACGCAGGGTCTGCTCAAACAGATAACACGCGATACCGCGACTATGTGATCCCCGGCGGCGAGAACTACCGCGAGGTGCTGCTGACGCTGCCCGAAAAACCGAAGAAAGAGACATGGGAGTGGTTTGACCCAATTAACCAAGAGTCTCAAGGCGGCTTCGCCACGCAACAGGAGGCCTATGATGCTCGCCCGAGCATTGGGGCAGTGGTGTCTAGGGTTGAGGCAAAAGACAGCCCGCAAAGTTATCGTTCCTCCCACTGGAATCAGCCCAATGTCCTAGCCCACGCCCGCATCTCCGACCGCACCGGCCCCAACGGAGAGAAGATCCTTCATGTGGAGGAGGTGCAGTCAGACTGGCATCAGAAGGGATTTCAGGAGCGCAAGAAAGAAATTAAGCGGATCGCCGATCAACGCGGCATCAGTGAGAAAGAGGCGGCCAAGCAAGTTCCTGAGAGTTTTGGATACAAGACTGGCAAGGAGCAAGAGCAACTTGATGCTCTCGCCAAGGAATATCGCCGCCTTACGGATCTTCGCGGCGAACTTCTAAAGCAGGCCGAAGAGATGCCGGGGCATGGACCCGAGTTTGTTCGTGTGATTAACGAGGCCAATGACATTACGCCTCAACTCATGCGCCTAAACAGTCAGATCGATCAACTTTCAATGGCTTCCCGTGAAGGCGTGCCCAATGCCCCGTTCAAGAAGAACTGGCACGAACTGATGATGCGGCGTCTAGTGAACTACGCTGCAGAAAACGGATACGACCGCATTGCCATTACTCCGGGTGCAGAGCAGGCTGCTCGGTATGACCTGAGCAAACAGGTTGATGAACTGCTTTATAAGAAAAATCCTGACGGCACTTACCAGTTATCTGCTCAGGTGGGTGGTAGAGGCAAAATGCTTGGTGAATCTATCTCCGCTGAAAAACTGGATAGTTATGTTGGGAAAGAGGTTGCCCAAAAGATTATTGAAGGCGAGGGAAAGAAAACCGAAGTTCAGGGTAAGTACGACCCGCAGTCAATGACAACGCCGAAAGACTATATGCAGTCTTTGTCGGGTCTTGACCTCAAGGTCGGCGGCGAGGGCATGAAGGGCTTTTACGACAAGATC